AAGATTAGTGCCAATGGCGATGAAGAAATGGCAAATAAGGTCTATGAATGTTTTGAATTGATAGGTTTTGGTGAAGGTTCTCATATTACCATCAAAGAAATGCCAGGACCTGAGGGTTATCAGATTGAGCGAATAGACGGACTCCCGATTTACTCTGGACACGAAGATCTTGGTAAGTTTTCAAGTGTTTTCATAAATGACCAGGCTAATCTTAGAACTTTCTTGCAAAAACCTCTTTTTATTCTATTTGATGGCATGATTAATGATTTGCTTCAAATCACTCCTATTTTGAATGAAGTTGGTGAAAGATATGCCAATGGAGATGAAAACTTTAAGAACGTAGTAGTAGTAGCACATGGATTTTCAGATAATGTTATGACAACTCTAGCTTATAACTTCGCAAATCCGACGACTATTAACATTATGCCATTAAAGACCCATCTTAGGCAGTTTGTTAACAGTCAACAACAGTTTTTGATAGATCTTGGTGCTTTCACAGGTGCAAAGGTGTTTGGTCTTAAAGATCAACTTTCTAATGGCTCTGTAAACGATCTAGGAAGTGGTATGGAGACCTTCGAGTGTTACCGCTACAGGTCTACAGTGGTTGGAAACTCAGATCCTCTTAATATTGAAGTTAGAGCTGATGAAATCAAAAAAATGACAACTAACGCTGAATCTAAAGCCGAAAAACTATGGTTTGAAGAAAGACTAGCTTTGTTAACCAGCGGCATCGCCAAGTTTACCGTATTTGCCGGTAGTGGAGCAGATCTCAAGGAAAAACACGATAGAATAGAAGACGCCACTATGGCTATGCGTTCTGCTATTAAACACGGAGCTTTACCAGGCGGCACTAGGATGGCTATAGATATGGCTATTAAGCTTGCAGAAGTTCTACCAGAAGGAGATCCGGCTAGAGATGTTCTTATGGAATCCCTGTTAAGTCTTCCCAGAACCCTACTGGATAATGCTGGTCATAGCTCTGATGAAATCGGTGAAGTAATTGGAAAACTCATAAGAAGTCCTGAACTGGTCTACGACGTAGAAAATGAGACTTATGGTGATCCCATGGAGTTAGGACTTTTTGATGCAACTAAAGCAGTTGAGGAATCCCTAGTTAATGCGGTATCTATCGCAGGTGTACTTGGCACTCTTGGGGGTATAATAGTAGCTCCCAGAGACAATGAGTTCGAGCGTCAAGAAGCCCGAGCTGATAGTGAGTTCATGAAAAATGTTAACAATCCTGAAGCTAATGTCAATGAAGCTAACGTTCGTTGGTAGACGTTTTTTATTGACAAAACAATAGTTACACTTTATTATAGTAATTGTAATGAAGCCTTATACAATAGAACAAATTTCATATATAGCTATTTCTAAGGATGTTAAGTTATTATCTACAATATATAAAAATAAAAAATTGCCTTTGGATTTCGAATGCCATAAACATGGTAGTTTTTCAACTTCATTAAGCTCTTTTTTACGAAGTCATGGATGCCCAAAGTGTGGCTTTGCTGTTGGAGCATCAAAACAAAGAACAGATATAGAAAAAGTTAGAAAGCTTTTTTTAGATTGTTCTTATGTTCCGCTTTTTTCAGAATATAACCGTGCCAAAGAAAAACTTCCATATTTATGCCCCTTACATGGGGAATCTAGTATAACATACGACAACCTTAGACAGGGTAAGAGATGTAAAAAATGCGCTTTTAATAATATATCTAAGCTAAATAGATTAAAAGAAAAAGAATACGATCTATTGATAGAAGATTTAAATAAAAAGAAAATTAAGCCACTATTTAAGTACGGAGATTATATAGGTTTAAAAGAATCAGCAAAATTTGAATGCGAAATTCATGGAGAGTTTGCTAGTAACTTAGACAGACTCAAATATGGTAATGGATGCAGAAAATGTACAGCCCATCATTCCAGTGCTCAGTCAGAAATAAGTGATTTTATATCTAATTTAGGTATAAAAATAATAGAAAATGATAGAAAATTTATAAAACCATTTGAAATAGACATTCTGTGTCCTGAGAATATGATTGGCTTGGAATATTGCGGCTTATGGTGGCACAACGAAGAATATAAAAACAGAAGAGAACATAAAAACAAATTAGAAATATCTAACTCTAAAGGAATTAATCTCATAACTATATTTGAAGATGAATGGCTAAATAGAAAAGATCAGGTAATAGGGTATTTAAAATCTCTTTTTAATTGCAACACCGATACGGTATATGCTAGAAATACGGAAGTTATAGAAGTTTCTAAAGAAATAGCTTCAGCATTTTTGGAAGAGCATCATATTCAGGGTTCTTGTAATTTTAAAATAGCATTCGGTATTTATATGGAAAAAGAATTGTTAGGAATAATGACAGGAGGCAAACATCATAGGAACCTTTCCGATAAAGAGTTGATACTAAGTAGAATGGCATTTAAAAATAACACAACTGTAGTTGGTGGTGCTAGTAAGTTATTGAAACAATTAATAAAATATGCTAAAAACAATGGTTATTCTAAGCTAGTTTCTTGGTCCGACAATAGGTGGTCTAAGGGAAACGTATACGGTAAAATAGGATTTAAAAGAAGTATAGAGCTGCCTCCAGACTATTCTTATGTTAAAAAAGAATTTAGATATTCTAAACAATCTCTCAACAAGAAAAAGCTCAAAAAAATGGGTGGGATCGGCAATACAGAAAAAGAAATGGCTCTTTCATTAGGTTTTCGTAGAATATGGGACTGTGGTAAAATTAGATGGGAAATAAATTTATAACTATTAGATATTACTCAGTAATTTTCATTATTATGTCTTTAAACCAATCTTTAGTGTATGTCAGATAATCAGTGCACCTATATAGACGGAATTGGATCTAGCCAAGCAATAGATACCGCTGGTGAAATCGTAGATCTTGCGGGTATAGATTGTTCTTCATTGATAGGCGGAGCCTTTAATTGGGAGCACAAGAGCGATATCCCTGCACAAACAGTTGGAAAAATACTAGAATATAAAAAAATATTTTCCGATAAAGATTGTGAAAATGACCGTCATAAATATTACTGGGAAAAATGCAAAACACCATACCTATATGTGATGGGACGTTTATTTGATGACAAAAAAGATTCCGCCAAAGAATGTGCTGCTTTATTTATAGATGATTCACAGCATCCCGATGAAAACCCTATGGTTGGATTCAGTATAGAAGGCTCTAAGGTAGATAAACAAGGTATTGTTGTTACTAAGTCAATTGCTCGTAGAATAACAGTAACCGGAGCAAGTGCTAACAAACAATGTATTGCAGAACTAATATCCGCACAAGATAAGAAAAAAGATTCGGATGCGGATTCTCTATTCAAATCAGAACCCTCCGTAACTATAGAGCTATTTGAAGAAGAAAAATCTATGAAAAAAGCAGAAGTTCCTGGTTCTAGTATTCCATCCGCTCATCCGGCTCCTACAAAATCAACCCCTGTTAATGGTGCAAAAGGCTGGAATCACACTGGTGGTGGTAATTTTCAACACCCAGAACATGGGCACGTTTCTGTTATAAAAGAAGGCGACAATTTCCACGTAAAGCATGCTGGTAAGCTAGCCGGAGTTGGTGGAGAAAAAGGTACCTTTAGTAATCCAAAAGATGCTGGAGCGCACGCTGTAAAATACATGTCTGGAGTTAGCGAAAATAAAGTAAGTCCAAATAGACTTCACAGTGTTTCATCCGCAGGAATGATTAAACCTAAACTTAACAAAGCTATGACGGCTGGCTCTGGAATGGCAGCTCCTGCTACCCTAGTCGGTGGCGCCGCTCTTGGTAAAGAGTCGCTTGACAAAAAAATGAAAAAAGGCTTTGAAGACAAGAAAAATGACCCTAACGCCAGAGAAGGCGCTATGGGAATGAGCATGTTAGCCAGAGCTGAGCAAGAGTATAAAGCCTGGAATAAAAGAGAAGAATTCGAATCCTATATGGCAAAAACCATGCCAAACTTGACTAAAGGCGAAATCAAAGCTCTAGGGCAAACCCTCTGTTTAAATAAATCGCTTAAAGCTGAGAAAAAGCTTAAAAAAATGATGGCTCGTCCATCCATGCATAGTTGGCTCGATAAAAAGCAAAAATAAAACTTGATTTATTCAGATGAGCTTGCTATTCTACTAAGATGAATAATAAGAACTCATATCTAAAGCGATTAAAATACAAAAATTTAGACTTTGAGAGCTTAGATACAGAGACTCTCAGAGAACTATTTGAACAGCAAGCCAATAAAATTGGAGAAGAAATAGCTCTAGCTAATGAAATTTACGAAGAATTAGGCGTTAGAGGAGAAAGCACATGAACTTTAGAACTTACCTATATTGTGTTGGAAAAGAATGGGATAAAGATGACACATCTAAAATTACTATCCTGGGTGGTTATTCTTCTGCTGCCGAAGATGCTGTAGAAAGATACGAATCAGATTCGGCAGAATACTCAAAAGATACGTACACTGTTTGGATTATGGAAATTCAAGATACAGCACCTAGAAAATTTACAGTTCATGCTGAAACAACTAGAACCTATAGTTCGCTAGAAGAAGTCGTAGATTAGACTATTCTACTGTCAATTCAAAACTGTCAACACCAGCTAGCATATCCATAAATTCCTGCCATGCTACTTTTGAATTTGTAATCATATTTGGGGTTTCTCCTTTACCAAGCAAAAAGCACCCGCTGCTATCTTTGTCGAAATTACCCCAATGAAATAGGATGCCAGATACAGGCTTACCTTGAAAGTCTGGAACGCCGGTAACTTCGAAGGTGGTAAAGTCTTCTGTCATACTATGAAGTCTATGTTGTCCGCGTACACATTTGTATACGCCCAAGGCTACCTTAGGTTTTTCATTAAAAGAGTGTTCCAAAGTATAGGCTATAAAAGATCCATCTTGCTTTTTAAGCTGGCCGAATATGCCTTCTGGCGTGATTCTGGAACGAGTTACTACTAAACTAACAGTCTCTGGTTTCATAGAACTCTCTATCTTGGACTCATTAGCAATCGGTTCTTTTGGGACATCATTGATTGGTATATCGATAGAAGCGCTTATACTTGCCCCATCTTCGGTTCCACTACCCAATATTTTACCTATGACTTGAGCTATGACTTGAGCTATGGTTTGCCATATAGATTGTCCCACAAAACACCTTGACTTTCTTGTATAAATACTATATCATAATTGTGGGATAGGTTAAATGAACTATAAAGAACTTTATAAAGAATTAGCCAACGATTTGACTAACTTAGGATGTTGTATATGCGATCACGACTTTCTAGGGTACTGCTGTCAAGTAGGATCTTTAAAGGCTTTTATATTTATTAAACCAAGTCTTTCGTATAAAGAAAAATATTTCATACTTGCGCATGAATCGGGGCATCTCTTTTATATGACTAAGGGTAAGCTATTCAAAAGAGCTAAAAAGAATAGAACAGAAGAGCAGGCGAATTGGTTTGCTATTCAACTACTTAGAATTAATGGTGTCGAAGTATATGAATATAAAAATTTTTACAGTCATGCTAAAAAAATAGTTAAAAATCGTATAAAGTCTTGGCATGAAATTTGATAGGAGATAAGATGAGTAATTTTTTCATTATGGCTGCAGTTTTAATAATCTTTAATCTATTCATGTATAAAATGGATAAAAAGACACAAACTCCCGAGCTATTGGGTCCAAAAGAAAAGGCTTGTCCGCCCCATAGGTGGCGGCCTAATGAGCAACCGGGTATACCAGGTACTTTCTATAGTGAATGTGAAATTTGTCATAAGACGCCGGGAAATTTAGGAAATACATGAAAATTTACAAAGGTCAGCTTAGTTTATATTTTGCTACTGGCGAAGGACATCATTTTTACGTTTGGACTGGAGAACCTAATGCAACTCAACATGATTGGGTAAATCATGTAATGATTGAAGCATTTGATATAGTTAAGATTAAAGGACCAAAAAAAGGAGATGAGTATATAATCTACCAATTTCCAGAAAATATAGAGAAGTTCAAACAAATGTGTGGAGAAGAAGTGTTTTCTATGTTTTTAGAAGCCGCCAAAAATAAATGGGATGTAGAAATTTGCAAAATAAGTTTAGACTCATGAAGGTTGTGTTTACCGGCGGTAGAGATTTTAATGATAAGTACTTTGTTTACAAGGTCCTAGATAGTCTTGGTCTCACTAAGATAGTAGTTGTGTGAAACTTAATCTTTTCTTTGTTCTTCTAAGGCATCGTGGCCAGCACTTACAAAGGTAATATGCCCGTCTTTGGTAAAACCCCAATCAGAGGGCACATTAAATGGTGTGCAACGACATCGAGGGTGATTACCCAGAAGGCTAGGCTTTGTATCTCCACGTTTATAATAGCCGGCACTCAATTCTGACATTCTATAAAGTCTTGGAGTGACACCGTCTGGCATTAGGTTTAGCTTTATACAAACTTCGCAAGTACTATCGTCTCTAATAACAGCAAAACCAACGATGGGATCGCGTTCGCCATCGATCGCAGCAGCTCTGGTGATATCCATGGCCATTCCTAAGTTACGGCTTTTAGTACTTTCTGATGAAAGTATCATTTCTAAATGAGAGGTAGCCTTAGAAAGTTCTTCTTGGACTGCCTTATTTAACTCAGATTCTGGTATTTTCTCACCACTAATCCTAGCTTCCCTAGCTAGTCCATCTACTTTTTGTATGATATCGTTTGAAGTTTTGTTCTTAAGAACTTCTATATAGGAAAGAGAACCATCTACAAGACCTTTTAGTACATCTTGTTCTATGTTGTTTAACCATCGGTTATTCATGGATTGAACAAAAAGTGCAGCTAGGCCTAATCCTGCTTCAAATCCAAGCAAAGGTATTTTTTTATGTTTTAGTTTTGGATGATCGCCCAAAAAACGTAGGGCTGTCTTATCGAATAGGTTTTCGACTAGTCTTGTAATTTGGTCTTTGGAGGAAGAGTGTAGTCCATGCATTTTTTAATTCGACTAATCTTTTTTAGTCAAACCTTCCATACCAATGATGGAGCTGATTCCAGAAGTTGTACTAGAAGCGTCTTTCTCCCATTTGCTAAAAATATCCCCAACAATTTGTTCTTGCAGAGTTAGGGCTTTTTTGGCCGGTGCAGACAGGTTAGCCTGAAGTTTTGGACTAAGCGTCAAAGCGGGACGTTTATGATTATGCTTGATACTATCCATAGATTTAGTCAAGTTCATTTGAATCTGAAGAGACTTAATATCATTTAAAGTTTTTTTGAGTTCTTGTACTTCTGAAGAGGAGATTTCTCCCTTAGCAACCATAGACTCAAGCTTTTCGATGTGCTGTCCAAGTTCGTCTTCATTTGGATTCGTTGATTTAGGTTGTTCTTGAGCTGGAGTGGTATCTTCGATAGAAGGAGATTCTGTAGGCATTCCTGGTTGTGACATAGCTGCCTGTTGTTGCATTTGTTGTTGAGCTTGATCTGCTTGTGAATCTTTAAGTCCTGCTTCATAACCGAGTCTGTAACTCAAGTCAACAGTACTTAGAAATTTAGCTTTCAGATCCATATATTTTGATTTATAATCTATCATCGACATATTAAGCTACCTTTTCCAATGTAACATTCAAAAATTCTAAACATTTATCAATACAAACTTGTTTATCTTTATTCCAGTCTTCTTCCTTGATATGAAATATTTGGATACCTTTTGAAGCGAAATAACTATCCTTAATTTTAGAATAATCGGTCAAATCTTCACTAGGCCAATGTTGTCTGGATCTTTTTAATCCTTCCACAGAATGCCAATAAGTTCCGTCAAACTCTATACCCTTACGTAGTTCTGGAATGTAAATATCTAAATCAAAACCCTTAATATGGGGTTTGTTTTCGATTTTAATACTACGTTTTCTTAAAATCTGAGTTTTTGGATAAATATTTTTAATTGTATCAAATAAATTTTGTTCTGGTTTAGAAATATTATGAGATTTATTCATATGTTTACAGATTTCATCTAATATCTCTAATCGTACCGCAGCTTTATATGCACCTAAATTTTTTAGAAATAGATCGCCTCTATTATTATACTTTAAGGCTTCTATTTGCAGTTTTTCCAAAGTCCATTTAAATCTTGAATGATTTTTACCAGACACATCCATATGTTTTGGCATATGTGAACAAATTTGATCTAGTATTTTTCTTTTTTGTGCTACTTGATAGGCATTGCTATTTATCTGAAAATGTTTTCTACTTTTATATTTTAAAGCTTCTTCTTGTAATTCTTCTATAGACCAGGGAAAGTTGGAGACTTCGGGCATATGTTTACAAATATCGTCTAAAATTCCTCGAAACGAGGCTGTCTTATACGCAGGACTATTATTATGAAAATCTCTTTTGTTATTAAATTTCAATGCTTCTTCTTGTAACATTTCATTAGTCCATCTGATGCGTTTCATACTATACTCCTTCCTCGTCCGATTCTAGCATGTCCTGAATTTCCATTTCGAGTAATTCTTTGGTTAACTCTGGATCTCTAGGAGCATATAGGGCTTTGATGCTATTTGGGTTAGTTTGTATTTGTAATTGTATGTTCTGTAACCAAAACGCATCTCTTTTGAATCTAAGAAGAGGATCAAAAGTTGCGCCTGGATCGCCAAAAAATCTGCCTCTAATTTCACCAACACTAGTGTAGAAGTCTAGAACTTGACGATATCTTTCGTTGAACGGCATTCTGCCGCCCATTGCCTCGCCGACACCTTCAAGATCCACTTCTCTCAATAAGGAGTCATAATCATAGAAAAGTTCAGAGTCTTGTTGTAATCTAGCAGCTTCTTGTTCTTTAGATTCACTATCTAAACCAGAAAGTTTGAGATCTATCAATTGGCCTAATTCTGGGTCAATGATTGGAATTAAACGCTGATTAAAGAAAGTTTGCCACCCTAGGATAAGAGGACGCAATCCAGAATCTCTGGCAGCGGTCATTTTAAATTCGTTGTTAGATTCACTCAAAGTTTGAGAATTAGAAGATTTGGAAAGATGCCCGTATCCTGGGATTTCGTCTGGAGAAACACCAAAAGAAGACAGGATATTACGGGCAACCGCATCGTATGTGTACCCGAATTCGCCATTCTCTAGTTTGTCAGCAGTACTTGTCCATTCTACTTCGTCTCCTTTTGAGAGGCCGAAAATAGGAGTTCTGAAAGCGTTTGATACGGAATTAATAGAAGCATTAAACTGCATCTTAATCGCGTCGATCATCTGCTGGTCAACCTCATCACTCTTGATGACGAGCATACCCTTAGCCGACTTACCGTTACTAAAATAGGTCTTCCAATAAGCTTCGATAGAAATATGAGTAGTAATACAGTTAATGCAAGTGTCTAAAGGGCTAACAGGATATCCGTTGTGCTCTACATCGGTTGAAGGAAATAGATTATAGATAATCATTTCGTTATCAGTAAAAGCCTGTCTTGGTTGGCCTTCTATAACTTGCAACCAGGCGTATTCGTCTTCTCTAAGCTTTTTAATATCAATATTAAAACTCTTGCCATCCATTGCTTCTAGAGCTTTTAGAGCTAGTTCTCTGAGGTTACTTCCAACTTGTTCGCCCCTTCGAACTGCACGATAGATAGTAGCCATGTCTCTTGGTCTAAATCTATGAAAAGGGAAATTACCGTTTTCATCTGGCTCATGAGAACGATCATAGATAATTTCTGTAGCATGAGAACCAAAGCTCAGTCCGTTAATAGTCTGAGTGCTCATGAAATCTGCTAGAGTCATTTGGTCATGATGTTCTAGGCCTTCGGTGTGACCGCAATTTAAAAGAATAGTCTCTAGTCTTTTCATCCTTTTTACAATTTTTTCATATTGTTCCGGATTCAAAACTTTTAAAAACTCGGGCTTAATTTTAAGTTCAATACCAACGTCAAAGCGATCTTTTTTAAGATGGCCATAGAGTTTCATTATGTTGCCGCGAGTTCTAAGAATTGCAGCAATTAGATGATCGGTAATTCTAACCGTTTTGATAAGTTCTGGAGGAAGTAGTCTTGTTCTAGCTTTAAAAAGACCTAGAAAGTTTGACTGAGGAGAAGGGAGTTCTGTAAATGCTAAACTTGGCGCTTTCTTTTTAGCAGCACCAGTCGTTTGTTTTATCAATTGAGAAAGCGGGGACTCGCTCTTAGCTAGGTATTCTGGAGAATCCATTTTTTGAATAGCATTTTCCAATGCTGATAGACCAGATCGCTCTTCGGCATCTTCTATGCTATCACCAAAACCAATAGCAATTTTATTTTTATCTTTTTGGTCCATATATACCTTATATCACAACTATTCGGTAGACAAGAGAGTAACATTAGCTACGTTTATGCTATTATTAACCACCGATAGGCTATAAACTAGAGAATTAATTAGAAACAAACCAGGATAGGCAATTCCATTACTAACTGTTGGAATAACAGAAGGTCCAGACATAGCTCCATTTATTAGAAGCTCTAAACTTTGGTTAGTTTCTAGATATAGTGTAGTTTTAGCCATACTATAGATAGCAACTTCGGTCATTATTGGACCTTCAGATGGTAAGCTCCCCGTATATGAAAATTGTACATAGTAATCGGTTACTTGTGTAATTTCATAAGAATTCTGAGATACTGGACTAAATCCACTTGAAATATTGAGGGTATCACCTATTTGAACTCCAGTACTACTAAAAATACGAAGTTGTGTTGCAAATCCAGAACCAAGGGTGATTGGTCCTTGAACATATCCATTTGGATTTACTAAGGAAATACTAGTAGAAGTAGTTGAAATAATTTGCCAAATCCCGGTAGTTCCTTGATTTAATTGATTAAAAAGGTTTCCAATTAAAACATTATCTCCAGCTTGTACTGAGCTGAGATCAGGAAGGGTTCCGCCTGTGAAGGTATAGGTTAAAATCGGTCCGTTTATAGAGGTTGTTACTTGTGTTGTAGCGTCGGTACCAATAGATCTTAGAGTTCTGAATCCAGAAGCCATGCCACCAACGTTAGTAAGCTGATATAGGCTTGTATTGAACATTACAGGTGCTATGGAGTATTCTGTGGTACCATCCTGTGTTAAGGTCCTGGTGCCGCTAAAGAGGAGTTGTGTGGTTTGTGGGGGTACCTGGAAAGTTTCAGACAATGCGTTTGATATAGAAGCATTGCTGTATTCACGGGTCCACTTGAAGTCGTTGCGTTGCGGACTAGAACGGGTATCACAACAAGACGAATCTTGATAAGCTTGCAGAAATATTAAGGTTTTTAATGTACCCATTGTTTGCTCCTAGTATCTTAAAGATTGCTTTTTGGAAAGGATAGTGCAAATATTTGATATTATACGGAAAATGTAAATCCACCCTTCTTTTTAGTAGTACTAGCAACTACAGCAGAACCGCCAAGTCTTTTTGTAATTTCGTTCAACATAAGATCATTTGCTTTATGAATAGGTTTATTTGGCAATCCCAATTTTCCTGGATCATCTGTATATTCAACCATTGCTCTTTGGGTACCCTTTACGGCCCACATATTCTGTCCGATATAACGTACATTATCACAATTATGAACAGCAGAACAATTTGCTACGTAAGAATTGTCGTTTTCTACTTCTAAATTATATACTAAACCAGAGTAGTTTTCTGTAGTAATGTCTACTATAGAAGAGCTTATTCCATCTTCTAATATAATTTGTGTACAAGAGTTCTGTTTCGGTGTTAAAACTGTGTTTATTTTATCTATATAAGACTTTTTAATGAGTTCGTTTAAAAAAGCTTCTTTTAAAAAAGAAGCAGAATCTGAAGAATTTAACTGAACAACCCACATATCGCTCTTTATAAGGCCGTTTATTCCTTTCCATCTATTTTTTCTTTTTATAAATTTTATTCTAGGTCTATATCCTAGTTGTGCCATTAGTGCATGAACGGTGAAAGATATGTTTTTGCTAATAGAATTAGAAGAAATACCATTATTATTTTTTGTTATATGGCCATCTCCAAATATATAGCCTGACAATAGAGCGATTAAACATTTTCTGTTTAAATCATGTGTAAAATCTGGAAATTTTTTATTTTTTTCTTTTGATAATTCATTAAAGAAATTATGAAGAGGCTTGCTGCTGATAATAATATTCCTACTATTATCATTTTTACTATTTAAATAAATGGGATTATTTACTCCTAATTGCTGTGTAGCTTCATTCAATAATAGTAAAACATTGGTTTCTTTGTTATGTCCAGAAAAATGTACTCCGCTTCCGTTCCCGCTTTTACTACCTTCTGCTACAAAATATCCCACCATAAAAGCAATTTCTTCAGTTATCTCAACATTTTTGTTTATTTTTCCATTATGTCTCATTTTATTATACAATAAACCGTCTTTTTCTATCCATTCAGGAACGTACTTAGAGAAATTTATAAAATATGGTTCATTTTTTATTATTATTTTTGGGAAAAAGGTAGATGGGATTGGTTTTGTCTTTCTTTCTTTTCCTTTTGGAATTAAAACTTCTCCTATAGGCTTAAAAGAGAATTTCTCTTCTATTCTTCTCTGACCAGTCAAATTGTCTTTATCCTTAGTAAAAGTTCTAGTAGAATTAGATAAGAAAAAAGGGTGATTTGGCGTGCTTTTAACTAAGGGTTTGCAGTGAGAGTTTACCGCAACAATTTTTCCTTTGTACTGTCGACTTATTTTAGATAAAACTTTTTGAAATTTTCCAGTATGAGTTAATACTAAATCTCCTGTTTCTATATCTTTTATTTCTTTAGCACCTTTTTTGGTATAAATGATGGTTTCCGGTAAAAAACAAATGTCGGCAATACCTGGTTCATCGGCTGGATTCTGGGTTACATTGCCCTGACCATCGATCTGGAATCGATGCTTTGACAAGGCTACTATTGTTTTTTTATTTGAATCATTTTGAATTATTTTAAAACTTCTTTTTCCACTAGAATTAACTATTTTAGATCTAACTGCCGATATGCCGCCTAGGACGTCTTTTGTAAAATCAGGACACTTCATTCCATTTTTATTAAAACTCTTAATATAAGCAGGCATTGCTTGGTCAACCCACCATTTTTGTGGACCGTACTTATCTCTGAATGTCTTAGATACTTGCAAAATATCATCAAACTCTAATCCAGGACTAGCGTAGGTTTCCATAAGCCACCACTCGCCATTTGGAATTTTAGCCACAACTGTAAGAGTAAAATCGTGAGAGAAACCCCAGTCAACTCCTGCAAAAAACTCTATGCCTATTCTTTGCATTTCGTATAATAGGGTTGCTTCAGATATGTCCTGATAGGTAGTGGGTCCTATTAGAGTTTCGTAAGCTTGTTTTGTAGTTATGACATTCGATGCAGCACTAAATCTTGGATAAACTAACCCTTCACTGCCGGGTCTTCTGCATAATAGCTGGGATTCAGCAGTATCTGGATCATTTTCTCTAAATTTCTGAATGACGGTTCCAATTGGCTTATAAAATCCGCCTGTAGCAGCTGCATCTTTAGTTGCTAATTTTGTCTTACAAAGCCCTAAAAGAGGGCACTTAACACAACCAGCATGCGCTTGTGCTATAAAATCGTATTTAGATTTTTCGACTTCAGGTAGCCCAATGTACTCATCGGATGTAAGATTTTTTAGAGGTAGGTTCTTGGAAGTATACATGTCTTGTTTTGGGCCATCAGGCAAATGTCTATCGGTAGGACATCTTTCAGTCAAATCTATAAGATTCCATTTTAATATTTTATAATTTCTTTCTTCTGCCTTTTCTAGCGCTTCGGCAACATTACCAAATGAATACTTGTAGGAAGAAACTAGGACCATCATACCGTGAATACCACGAGAAAATCCGGTAATATTTTGACCTTCCTTAAGAGCAGCTTTATCTGCAAGATCTAATTCGTCTAAGAAAAGGACGTTTGAATGTAAGCCGTTCATTCCTTTGCTTGAACAAATAACAACTTTAATAAAAGGAGATTTTCTTTGAGGTGTTTTGTAACGAATAACACGTTTATTGGAAGATGTTGGTATCCAGCCGGCGGCGTCTAGGAGAGGACTAATTTTAAGTAGAAATCCTTCGATATAACCTAGAGCAATTGCAGATTGAGATTCAATAGCAGCAGCGTGTCCTACCTCTAGCTGAAAATGAACCATTAGAAGTAACTCTAGGATTGTAACTATAATCGTTTTTAAACCTTCTCTGCAGCTGATCATTATAGCGCCTGGTCTACGGTCGCCCCAGTTATTTTTAAAGGTTTCATATATATACCATGCCGCTTCTAATGGATTAGAAGTAGAATCTGGATCGGTATTTTCAGTGGGTAGTTCTAGATCAAGATAAAAGCGTGCCCAATCCTTAATCTCTGCAGCAGAGTTAAGAGGAGTTAGCATTATTTTTGCTAATTCGGCTTTTTTGTCATCCTGAAGCTGGGAGAAGTCCATATAGTGTTATATCATAACTATTTATTTAAAAATTCTAAGCATTTATCAATGCAAGCCTGTTTATTTTTAATCCAGTCTTCTTCTTTGACATGAATTACCTTAATATTTTTACTTTTGAACCAATTATCTTTTAGCTCATGATAGATCTTTAAATCTTCATCTGGCCAATTAGGTCTTCCTCTTTTTAGGCCTTCAAAAGAATGGTGAAACTTACCATCAAACTCTATACCCTTACGTAGTTCTGGAATGTAAATATCTAAATCAAAACCCTTAATATGGGGTTTGTTTTCGATTTTACCCTTACGATCCACGAGTTTTTGGGTTTTAGGGTATAGCATTTTTACAATATCAAAAAGAGATATTTCGGGAACAGAAGAATTAGTGCCTATTATCATATGCTTACAAATTTCATCTAATAAATTTCTTTTATATGCCGCTTTATAAGCCCCTAAACTAGCCTGCTGAAATTCCCAACGAGTTTTGTATTTTAAAGCTTCTATGGCTAGCTCTTTAAGCGTCCAGTCTTCTCTGAGCAACCTTGTCATGTGGCTACATATGTCGTTTAATATTTTTCTCTGAGATGCTGTATTATAAGCTGCCGGACTTTTTTTTCTGAACTCAGTTCTATTATTATACTTTAAAGCTTCTTCTTGTAATTCTTCTATAGACCAAGGGTAACAAATGTACTCCATATGACCGCATATTTTATCAAGAATTTTTTTTCTATATGCAACTTGATATATATTTGGATTTTTATTTTGAAATTCGCCTCTAGTTTTGTATTTTAACGCTTCCTGTTGTAACTCTTCAAACGTCCAGGGAGAATTTTTAGATTCACCCATATGAGAGCAAATCTCATTTAATATACCAATTTTATTCGCAACAAAATAAGCGCCCCCACTAAGTTTATGAAACTCAGTTTTAGTTTTGTATTTACGGGCTTCTTTTATAATTTTTTCTTTAGACCATTTCATTTTTTGCATCCATTACAGTAAAGATTGATAACGTATTATTACTTTATACTAAGATATTACTATCTTTACTGTAAAAAGTCAAATAAAATAGATATTTTCTATTACATCAACAATATCATAACTTTATTAGCCATTGTTTTTTTCCACAATCCCATATTCTGTGTAGTCCTAAAGACAGTGCCATTTCATGCTCTGTATTACCAATAGCGCCCTTTTTAACTAGGTTCTTCTTTTGACACGACTGTTTGGAAATTCTGCTTTGTTTTTGAACATACGAGTAATCGGGACCCAAACTCTCTGCAAGAACAAAGCCAAGTTTTTCATAAACTCTACCTTCTGACCACCTATTGTCGGACCAAGAAACTAGCTTAGAATAACCATTGTTTTTAGCATATTTTATTAAAGCTTTTAGAAGTTTAGAAGAACCGCCACTAACAGATACATTGGTTTTAAAAGCAAGTCTATTCAATACAAAAGTATTTTCGTGACCATTTCTATGGTGTTTGTTTCCAGTTACTATAGCTATCAATTCTTCGTTATGATAGAGACCGAAAGCTATTTTTAGAGTAGATTTGCCTTGTATGTGATTTTCTTCTAGAAAGATAGCGGCTTCTTTGTTTGGAACTTCCCTAAGCTCAGTTTTTCTAGCGCCTATTTTAATCGAATTTTTTCCTATAACGGAAAGCAGAAAATTTTTAACTTGCTCTTGTCTTTCTAGCCATTCATCTTCAAATATAGTAATTAAACGTATGCCTTTTTCGTTACACTGTTTCATTTTGTTGATGTGATACATTCTAAGCCTAGGCTCTGGACTATTTTCATTATGCCAATAAAGTCCACAATATTCGATAGCAAGACTTATAGATGGAATGTAAATATCTATTTCTTTAGGATATACTAATTTTTTATCATTATTAACAGCATCCGAATGCAAAGCCTTAATAAAATTAAAAATTTCTTTTTCTGGACCAGAAGTGCCTTTGTCTGAGCACATACCACATCTATAGCCGCCCAAAAAGCCATTCAATTTGGTATTGTAAGCATGTCCAACCGGACAAAGAGTTTCCATTTTAGTATGGGCATCTACGTATTCTGTACTTAACAGTTTATAGCCGTCTTTTTCTAATATTTCACATACTTCTGATATAGTTTTTTTAGTATTTCTATTTTTTATCATATGTAAACAAATTTCATTTAATATCCCATTTCTCCATGCTGCCGAATATGCTTGATAATTATTATTTCTGAAATCTGTTTTATTATAATACTTTGATGCTTCTAGCTTTAGCATTTCATAAGTCCATTTAAAGTTGGGATTATTTTCTTTAGAACAATCTAAAATATACATGTGTTTGCATATTTGTTCTAAGTATCCACGTCTTTGTGCTAGATTGTAAGCTGTCTTACTGTTCTTTTGAAATTCTCCACGGCTGGTATATTTTAGCGCTTCTTCTTGTAACCTTTCTGAGGTCCATTTAATTTTGTTCATATACCCACTATATCACAAGAAAAAGGATTGTCAAAAATAAATTCGACAATCCTTTTAAGTAGTTATATTTTACAGTAAAATTAAAGACTTATGGCCAACTTGGGGTGCCTTCGCCATCGGTTGGGTTGCCTGAAGAATCCGTAGTTGATTCGTCGAATGCAGCAATTCCGGTATAGCTGATGCTAGTCTTAGTAGTTGCCTTGGCAGAGTAATTTTCATTGTCACTAGTTGGAACACAGCCGGTTACAACTAATAGGGTGTCACCGGTTTGTCTATCAACTACTTTAATTACTACCGATTGATAGTTTAAAAGTTCAGCTAAAGTAGGAAAGTTTCCAAGAACCGTAGTTCCAGCTCCAACTACACGAAATCCACTACAATTAATGGTTACTTCATTGTAAGCAGTAATTGTAATTTCACGTGCAGAATACTGTCCTAAGGTATGAATGGCTTCTGTAGAAAGACCCTTGCCTCTGCTAACAGTATCAAACACACCAGCTAATACTAGGTTTCCTGATTGATCGGGCAAGTAAAGTTGAGCCCTACCGCCAGTAACCGTATACGTTTGACCTGGTCCACCGTTGGTGGGCTTCAGATTTGGTAATTGTGCAGCCATGTTATTCTCTCCTTATATTAAAAATTATGCCGATTGTTGAACAGCGGATACGCTAAAGCTGATGGGGATAAAATATATTGCAGTAGCAAGATAGATATTCAGTGATATGGTCATAGTAGGTGCAGAAATTGCAACTTTCGCATTGTTAAACCCAAGTGGAGCGCCATTGCTTGGAGCGATCAACTTAAGCTGCATATACGTGCTCATTTTCTGAGTCAGGAAAGCAGATGCAGAAGCAGCTGAAACATCTGCTAATGATCTACCAACGAACGCATTCGAGAAGCTAGCTTTCAAGTCAATAGCAATCAAGTCTGCATCGTAGACTGCTTGAATACTATTGTAAACGAAATTACTATCGACTCCATATGTCGTCTGATCGGAAACCCAACGAACTCCGCCTACATCTGTGAAAAGAGGCAATGTTCCTGCATCTAAAGCTTCAGATGTATCTCCAGGACTTCCACTATCATAGTCGGATGGATCTACAAGGCTAATAAGATTAGCATATTTGTTAACAATAGCCTGATAAAAACCACCTGCTTGCATCCCAGCAGCCACAACACTTGCATACCAAGGTTGGAATAAGGTGCTAACTCCAAGCGAGTTGATCTGATTGACTTGTTGAAAAGTCAAAGAACAACGATAACTTGCAAGGGTTTGAGCCATTGCAGAGGCATTAGCAAAAGTTCCGTTATAAGACAGAATACAAATTCTGTTTTTATTGAGACTTGGATCGCTATATTCAATACAATGACTTTTTAACAGAGCATTAATAGCAGCAATTGTATAGGTAGAAGAAGGACTTGTTAAACCAGCTGCAATGTCAGCAGATGCATTTTGAGAAAACAATGGAACGATAATATTACAGTTGATTGAACCCAAAGAGTTCACAACATTAACAATATCGGAAGCCAAAGTTGCTCCACGAGTTCCGCCTGATAAGAATGAAGCCATCGCCATTGGTGCTGGTAATCCAGATGTGGCCGTGGCACTAAATACTAGTATTCTGCTTACAGACATTGCTTGTTCGAAATTATACAGAGCGTTTTTAATACGTCCTGGTTCGTCGCTTGCACCAGTTGCAGCGATTCCGATAGCAGCAACTTCGTCTAGAGCACTAGTTGGAAGTTGATTTGCAACAGGAGCTACGCTTGCAGAGTAGCCTGGTTGTGCTGCTATAAAAGTAGCAAGTGTACCGATGGTAGTATACTGACTTAAATTGATACTTAGGTTTCCGCCAACTCCACCAGTTACAGTGGTTGTGAGCATTCCAGCAGCAATAGTGAGAGTACCGCTAGTTCCAGCATATCCTACGCTAAGAGCAACGGTTGCAGCAGCAGCCAACGTTTCGTTGACGCCTCTGGAAATATTAGAATCTTGCATTTCAATTTCTGGTTCTTGAGAAGAAATGTTTAAACCGGCTAATAAACCAAGAGCAGCTAGATCTCCAGGAGTTGAATCGATAAGTTCAAACGATTTTCCCCATCCGTTGTTCCAAGCATTAGCATCGGCATCCATCGTTAGAGCCAGTGTGTTTAGAGGAGTTCCAGCAGAAGCACTGATACCAGCTGGTAAAAGTCTGCTAACTGCAGAGAAGGTAATAGTTGCATCTCCGGTTCCTGTTACTTTCGTAAGAGTTCCGGATGGTAATGGTGCTCCAGTACCAAGTGCTAGGAGGGTCGTAGCAGAAGCGATAGTAGATTCTACAGTAAAAGTTTTTCCGTTATTGCTATATACGGCTCCAGCGGTTGCGTTTGCGGAAGTGACTGTAAAAGTATACTGATTTAATTCATTTACCAAAGCAGAAATACTAGAGTGATCTGCAGAAGTATTAGAAAGAGTAACAACATCAACAGGTCCGCCGTTTAAGCGAATCGAAAAAGTGTCACCATTCAAAGCAGCGCCAAAAGCAGGAATAGTTGTTCCAGTTACAGTGGGAGCAACTTCAGCAGCTACAGAAAGAATTTGATATTGGTCTTGATTTCCAAGAATACCCCAATTTACATCCGATAGAGTTCCGTAGGTGGAAGGAATCGAAGTTGACAGGGTAGCATTTGCGATGGTACCAGTATTTGTCTTAACAACGTAAATAGCAGAAGCAGTCCCTGTAATATTAGCATCGTTTGAAGGAGCTGTTAGGGCCTGGAAAGCGTCTACAATTTGTCCACTAGTAAAGGTGTTTACAATCTGGCTCAATTGATCAGGTCCATAAACGCTCTTTATAAGGGTAGTATTTTCATAACTAGGTCCGCCGTCCGCTTCCCCCATGATTACTACGATACCAGAAGAACTAACACCAACTGGCTGAGTTAATACGTTATAGTTAACATATGCTCCAGGTACATTGGTATTGACAAAAGTTGTCGATAGTCTTTGACTCATTTTATTTCTCCCTGTTAAACTTTCTTAATTCCGAAATTTTTAAGTCCAGCATCGAATTTGTCAGGACTGTCATTTTTAATACTAACTAGGTGCAACCAGAGGATTTCTTCTAGTTTATTGGTCATTCCATATTTCTTTTTATTCTGGCTCCAATAAACTTTAAAAGCGTCTCTTTTTTCTTTTTGACTAAGATCTTTTACTACAGATTTAGCCAAGGAAGCGCGATAAGCCTTTGATTCTTCTAGGCTCATTTCTTCTTTAGATTCTTCTCTAATTCTTTCTCTTGCCATATTTTATCCTAGCATCTTTTTATTAGGTGCAGATGAAGCTTTTGGCTGACCTTCTGGAGATCTTGCAGCAGGGGCGTCAGAAGCAGGTTCTCCAACGGCAGCTGGTGCTTGGGATTCAGATCCTTGAGCAGCCTTTCTTTTAGCGTGCTTTCTTTCCATAAACTTAGCAAGTTTAGCAGACCCTACTAAGGCAGCAGGAACGAAAGTTTTTTCGCCTTCTGATTCTTCAGATTTCATAGGCATCTTTTCATCTGGCTTAACCATGAGTTTGTGTCCTTCTTTGGCTTCTGCTTCTTTGTTTTCTTTAAAATGATCTTCTACGTCATGCTCGACTTTTTCACCAAGCTTAGCGTCTGCTTCTTTATCTGGATTTTCAGCTTTGCCCATTTTGGCCTTAATAGCGCCATCAATCTTGTCGGCAGATTCTTCGGAGTAACCTTCACGTTTCAATTTACTGTGAATTTTAGCCCAATCACCTTTAGCAAGCTTTTCGCCTTTATCCATGTGAGCAGCTTTTTCTTTAGCAAGCTCTTTTGCAACTTTATCTTTAAATTCGTAACGAGGTTCCATGCCATCGGGCTTATTATTGCCTTCAGCTTCTTCTTTTGGATTCATGGAAGGCGAAATCTGTCTCTTTAAACGAGGTCCAGCGGAATCTAAAGAGCTTCCTGGCTTTACTTCGTATTCACTATAATCGCGTTCCATTGGCTTTTGTGCTGTCTCAATTTTACCATATTTAACGCCAGCTTTAGGGGAATTGGCTGTTTCATATTTCTTGAGTGTTTCAGATTTAGCTAACACTTGATAAGCTTTAGCAAGTACCGCTTGAGCTGCTTCACGCGCTGAAAACTTTTTATCATTATTAGACATAGTTAAGCCTCTGTATTGATTTAAAGATTGAAATGCATGTTGCTTATTGAATATAACTCATTGATTTTATTATACTTTATGTTTTTTATTTAGAAAATTCCAAAGACTTTTTAAGCTTTTATGCTTGGGACCTTCAAAATTCTCACTTTTCCCAAAGAAAACAGATGGTGCGGCAAAAGCGTTAGCTGGCTTCTTAAGCTTAGGTGTTTTAACTGAAGTGCTTTTATTATTTATACCTAAAGCCGGACTTGTTGGTAGCATTTTCTTCAGTTTCATATAATATAAAGATTAGTTTAATCTACTTCCTCTTCATCACATTCTTCGGGATAAGTCTTTACGGGCTGTGCGGCAGCATGATCTATAGTATACCAATTTGTTTGGTCTCTTTCATCTATTGGAGTGTTAAGATTTGATACAATTCTTATGCCACCAACAAAACCATCTGGATTTTCTGGTGTTTCCGTTGAGGGGTCTATACCTCTAAGTAGTACATTTTCAATATGTCTATGAAGACCACGAATGAAGCGTTGTTGTACCTTACCAAACATAGTTACCTGTCTAGCGTATATTTCTTCTCCAGCTGGATTTGAAAATTCAGGATTAAATATATCAGTGCTATTAAAGTGAGTTTCCAAAAATCCATTGTGTTCCAGAAATTCTCTGTATCTTAACAATCCAAATACAACTATCGAATGAAGCCAAAGTAGGGTTTGAGGATCATTAGTAGCAATTGTTATATTCCAATTTTCTTCGAAAAAACTTCTTCCAAGCCTGGAAGTAAAGAAACGATATTTTGGTATAACACCTAATTGAGAAGCGTCCACAACTGTTCCGGGTGCAATTTGAATTTTACCGTCAGTTATACCTTCTATAACAAATCCATTGCCGTTTGCTGGATTAACTAAAACCATACCTTGTGCTACTAACGGAACATCCGTTCCAATTGGAGCCGTGATCAGTCCTGTGGATTGCTCATATTCAACTGGTACAAAAGGCTTTATAACATAGGGTATTGGCTGACCCACTCTGTTTGGCATTAGTGTAAGATCGTCTTGACTAATGTCACTCATGGTGCGCATTTCTTGAACCTCGTTACTGCTACCAAGAGTTAAAAATATGGCTGGGAACTTCTCTTTATCTTTGGAAAATTGGAGCTGGACATTAATATTATTATTTGCAAAGTATTCTTTAGCAGCTTGGATCTGTTTTGTTCCATACTTGGTTCTTAGAAATGGATTTTCTGTGAAATCGTCTAGAATATAGTCCAATAACCATAGATTTTGACGAATATCGTCAATTGTTTGTTCTAAAAGAGTTTTGAGGAGGGCATCTGTTTGAAAAATCATTTGATTAATCCTTCCATTTCGAGAAAATATCAGGAAGTATATTATTGTAGAATTGTTGCTCGGCCCAGTCTGCCGATTTGTCCATAAACTTTTTGCCAGTATATCCGGGATGAATAAATTTTTCTTTTGGAGAGCTACCAGTTTCCGGATTTACTTTAGTGCTATCAGAAGCAGTTCTAAAAGTCATCCAAGAACGGCTTACCTTAGCCTTACCGCCCTTGGTCAATTTTGTTTTTCCTTCAGAATCTTTTTCTACAGCCTGATATACTCTTAATTTTTCTAAAGGATCGTTAGACCATTTCGAACTAGCCTTACCGCCTTTAAAATCGAACTCGTGAAGCAATCCTTCTTTAGGTTTTCCGCTACTGTCTTTTTCAATCCCAGCCCATGGGATTGGGCCTAGTCCGTTTGTTTTTCGTACCTTATTTTGTGCATTTAATTCAAACTTAACACGGTCTGTCAAATTCTTTTGGTAACCGGTTTGGGTTGAAGATGCCTTAGAGTGCTCAAAAGGAATTACTAAGTACCTGCTGCCACTTTTCGAAGTCTTGGTGTTCTTGGATTTGAACAACCAACGATCGGTTTTCATGTCTGTATTATTCGGGATACCCTCTTCAATCCAATAGGCTGAGCCGGTCAGGGTTATCACGTGTACATCTGGTGAAATAGTATCAAGATGTATATTTTGCTGGCCTTCTTTACCACGAAAAACTTGTTTAAGGTTAGAGCTAAGTTCTGAATCTGCAAGTTCTAAAACATGTCTCTGGGTAGCCTTAGCTAGGTCTCCAACAGACTTCGAAAGTTGTTTTTTAACTTCTTTTACAGACTCTTGACAAGCCGCTAAAATTTCTTTCGAATCTATTGTAAGTTTGATCATAGGTTAAAGTCACCGTTTTTACCCTTTTACAGGTACGCCAGATGGACCTTTTACTCTGCCTTGTTTCATGTCAATAAAACGTACCGATCCGTCTTTATCTGTGACTTTCTTCTGTCCTTTAGCATTAATTCCGCCTTCTGGAATGGGCTCTTTTGCAATATGAGGAGTGCCGTGCTTAGTAGGAAGTTTTTTAACAGATTGCCCTACAGCATTTTGTTCTGATGAATCTGATTTTGGTGCTGAATCTAGACTATCTATAGCTGGAGACGCTGCTTCTTTATGAGCGTCTTCTTTACCGCAGGTGGGGCAAGCTTCAGTTGGTTTCTGAGCCTCTTCTCCTGATTGCCCTTCAATCTCAGAGACTTCTTGTTCTGCTCGACTTTCGTCTATCCCTGCCAAAGAACATAATTCTATCATTGCTTTTAACATGTTGATACAAGCGTCATGTAGTTCAGGTGCTTGTTCTTTCGCTTTATCTAAGATGGCTTTCTGAGATTTGAAGCCTTCTAAGGCTTGCCCAACCAACTGTATAACTTTTTCTTTTTGAATGCTATCAGCGTGTTGGTCTAGCCCACCCTGAAGAACCTGGGAAAGATCTGGCTCTCCAGCATCCTCTTCGCTTAAGCCCATATCGCCGCTTTCTTGATCGTAGTCTTCTGGACGGCTGGTTCCATTTTCCATTCTATGTTCTAAGTCAGCTGCATTTTCCAAATGTGCGTCTAAAAGATCTTCTGTATCAGATGGCTCTTTATTGTCATCTTGCTCATCGTTATCTATATGTTCATTAAAATCTTTAGAATTCTCTAGATGTTGATCTAAAACGTTTTCAATCGAATCATCGTGATTACCACAAGTACAGCTGGCGCAATGTTTGTCGCCAAGCATATCTTGTTGTTCTGTTTCTTCTGCAATATCAGAAGTTGCGTTTTCAATTGGAACGTCAGCTTGTGGTTCCGTAACTTCATGATAGTTATATTTCAAGTCGCTAGGTTTGTTATCTGCTGGTAATTCTGAAACTTCAGATCCTTCACCTTCGGCCTGACCATGATACTGTTTCGGCGCTGGTTTCTTGTCCATAGCTTCCTCATCCTTCGGGTCTGGAAGCACTTCGTTCATTGGACGAGTGCTTTCCTGTATATCTGTAGAAACCGCTTCTTTAGTTCTTTCTTGAGGCACTAAATTTGGTTTTTTGTTAACTGGAGGTGTCAAATCATTTCTTTGATACGATTCTTCTCTAACCATCTGGTCCGAGTTTTTATAACCAGAGTCGTAACCTAGGTTATTATCTTCTTGGTCAGGTTCGCAAAGTGTTGGCTCATTTTGTGCTGAATCGGCCCCGGCAGGGAGAACCTTGTCAGAAGCAACATCTTCGTTTTGATGGGCTTCATTTAAAGAACGAAATGCTTCATCAAATTCATTAATACCATCTTCTTCTGGTTTTTCTTCAGAAGCTAAAACATCTTTAATCTTTTTTTGCTCTTCACTCTCTTCTAGCTTTGGAGCGTTTTCAGAATCTCTATCTTGTTGAGCTTCTTGTGCGTATTTTTCAGCATTCTCATCATATTGGACTATTTTATTTTTACCGGTCTGTTTTGCAGCTAAAAGAGCTTTACCTGCTTCGCTGGGCTTAGATCCATAGCCAATGGAGAGTGTGGCGCCTACGGTTTGTTCATATTTTTTACGAAGATCTTCTAGCAAGTTTACAAAATCGGCTGGGGCCGTAAAAACGCCTTCATCGCCACCAAAGCTAATCATTTGTCCGCCATTGGATTCAACAAACTGTTTAACCATGGCGTTCGCGTCTGTGATTTCTGAAGATATATGCTGAATCTCTCCTACATTATCGGAAAGAATAGCTTGAGCATGACGAATTCCAATATCGTCTCCATCGAATGCATAAAAAAGATTTTGATTATCCATTTCGACTCCTCAGTACTTCAAGCAGCATTTCGATATTTTCAGCGTCCCAACCTCTACCAAAAGAGATCTTGTAGCCATTTTCAGATTTTTTAATATGAAGCTTTTTATTACTTTCACCGTAACAGATGCAGCCAGAATAGGTTCCGTTTGAAAAAATGCTTTGACCGCAATCAGTGCAAGAAACGGTTTCAGATTTTTCCATCTGAATAAAGTGTTCTTTTTTATCTAATTTCTTTTTTCTATTTTCAACGAATTCTTGAAGGGGTCTTTTTTTAGGAGCTAATACTATAACCACAGACTTTGGCTCTTCTTTTGGGGCCATTATATCTTGATGTTCTTCTTCAATCTTCTTATGTTCGTCAGATAACTGATTTAGCTTAGACATAAGAAGTTGTTGAACCGCGTCTCTATGCATTAGTTTGCCATCGACAACCTTATTAACTAAGCTATGTAAGTTCATTCTTTCGTCTATAATGCGATTTATTTCAGATTCTTTTTCGTGATCAACAGAGGAAGGTTCCATATTTAGATCATCTACGTTGTAGAGTTCTAGAATTGAGAGGAGAACTAAACCAAGTCCAGGAATAGAGCGATGTAGAAAATCTGATATCTTAACGTTGTTCTGAATTATCTGACCTGAAAAACTGTCTCTTTCATGTTTAGTAACAACTAAAATGGTGTCTTCTTTACCGGGAATCTTTATTTCTTTGTTGTCGCCAATTTGCATTGGTGATAGTTCTTGAATTAAAAGACTCAGAAGAGCTTTTGGAACAATTTGAAGACCCTGGAACAAGTCATTTGTGTCCGTGATTGTTCTGGTCCCTTGTTTGTATATTTCGCTTTTAGACAAAGAATCGCCAAATGATTCTAAAAAATCATCTCCAAGAGTCTTTTTAAGAAAGATTTCGGCATTCTTGTTCATATATTATAGATTTGGTATATTTGGTTGACTGACTAATACTGGAGCTACTGGTGTAATACTTGTGTCGTCGTTTATAAGATATACTAAAAGTGTAGAAGCGCTTGAGATCACCCAATTTGAGTAGCCGCTTGCAAGATAGGTATATGCGTTTGGAAGACAAGCCAAACCAACTCTTCCTGAGGAGTCGGTAGTACCAGCGGCTAAAGCTGTTACAGTATTGTCGGTTCCGAAAGTGATGGAAGCTACGGTTCCTGAATTGTTATATACAGCCAAGCTAACACCGGCGGCTGGCAGAGCATAAGCAGCAGATGAAACATTGGTAGTGTAGCCGGTTCCAACACCTGGCTTCGGAAGAGGCAAAAGATGTGGGCCCATTTGAACCGATTTACGTGCGCCAGAAGCGTTGTTATAAATCATATTATCAATAGAAGCTGGATCTAAGCTCTTATTGCCTGGAAAATTTCTTTTCATTATCGAATTATTTGCCATAAGTCACCGTAATTCCTTATATTTATTAAAGATTAGTTCTTAGCATTCCTATCAGTAGTTTCAACTTTTACAGGAGGGCTATTTATGTTAATAGTTTCAGGTATTCCAACAGTTTGTCTGATTTCAATCTGCTCACTAATAGGTTTATTTAAAACACTTCCGTTGTTTACGTTATGATACAAATACTCTCTGGTCAACTGCACAAACATGGGCATTCTTTCAGATCTACGAACGCCACCTTCAGTAACATTAGTTATGCGAACTTCTCTTAAAATTGAAGTGACATAGTAAAATGCACGATAAAGATAACGAATTCCATAGGTTCTGCCAGATCCAGTATCAGGGTCGATGCCAGGATTAGCTCCGCCATCTAACCATTCGATATTACCTTGTTTTGTTATAGCGAAATCAATGCCTTCTTGGTAAGTAGCACCTCTAGAGTCAATAATAGGGGCTAGCATCCTCTTAATAGGATACATTGGCACGTTTTGTGCATTATAAGAATAGCTCATTAGTTCTTTATTAATAACCAAATCGTCGGCTTGTGTGTCTGAATGGTAAAGTCTGTCTCCAGGAGTAAGATAAATTCTTTGGCCAGCTAGGGGCTCAACACATTCGTCGCCAGGGATCTGAGCATCGTAAAATCTAGGAAGTACTAGATTTCCTTGTGCTGAGTCTAAAAGACCGCCCTGGTTAGGTCTTTTTTGGTCTTTATTGTTAGAAGTTAGGACGGCGGTAAATTTACCAGCAAGATTATATACGTAACCATTAGAAGTCAGAACGTCAACCTGATCATTTCGTCTGTAATCACCCTTGTCGTTCAATCCAATAGGAGAAGGTGTAGCTGCCCAATGAATGAAGGTCGTGCCAAGGCTTTCGACGAATAAATCAAGTCGATTTAGATCGAAAGATTCTTCTATATAGGGAATAAATGAAGGTATTACTTCAATTTGTTCGCCGTTAGGTTTCTCGTTTGCCATCTGCTTCCTTATAACACATTTCTGATAATTCTTTTAAACTGTCGTCTGCTTTCTTATGAAGAAGTACGATACCGGATATTATATCATCAACCAATTTATCTTTCTTTAACTTTTTGTTTTTCTTAAATAAAAAGGCGTCTACGACGTTGCTTTTGAATTTTTGATCCTGGTTTTCCATAAATATTACCTAATCTTTATGGTTTTAGAACTGCAAGAAAGGGCCTTTTCGGTGGTCGCGCCGGCCATTGCTCTTGTGAATTCTTTTGGAAATTTAACTTCAGGAACAAACAAAGCATCTTCTCTTAGAACTGTTTGAAGTGAAGCAACTTTCATGTTTTGTTTTGTAATTTGAAATTCTACATCTGAACCATTTTGAATACTGTAAATGTCATGTCCAGATTTACGGAGATCGTCAGACAAAAAGTGTGAATGTTTTTCAACTAAGGCATCAGCCATCGATTCCGATTTGCACATAGCGGCTTGGAAATTGGGAAACATTTTGGAAATAGTATGTTTTACTATAGCAGGATGACTCCCACCAGATATAGCTTTTCCTCTATGAATGCCCATCCAAAATCCGCCTTTTAGGCGAATTAATTTCACTTCTTGACCATCTAGCATGCCGCCAGTTTCTACAGTATCTATATCATTTGGTTGTATATCCATATTATTTTTCTCCCTTGTTGTCTTCTAGATAACGTCTTAAGTCATCTCCAGAAAGTCTACTTAATTTTTCAGCTTTTTTAATTTCTTCAGCTGATTCTTGAGCTTCTTTTCTATATTCTTCCAAAGCATCATGAATTTCTGTCAAAACTGTAGGATGAGTATCCCCAATAAGGGCCGCATGTTCTACCGCTTCATGACGATATTCTTCGGCATCAGTCTTCCATTTCCAGTCGCCAGTTTCTTCTAATTTCTTATAAGCAGCAGCTGCGCGAGAAGCCCAGGTCCAGGCTGTCTCTTCTTGAATTTGAGCCAAACTTTTTAATTCGATATCTTTTGAGCCTTTTTCTATGTTTAACTTTGAAGGCCTTAGCTCTTCTGATTTTGTAATCTTCTCTGGAAGTTTTTTACCCTTGGTCGCTTCGTCCCATTCGTGAACTCCAGCGTTACCACCTAGGGCTTTTTTGCCAGCTTCTGTGTGTCCCCATTTTCTTTGGGCTTCAGATACAAAGGGCTTCATCAATGGTTCTAAATCTTCTGATTTTTTAACTTCTTTAGGCTTATAAGTTTGAAGTATTTTAGGGCCTCTTTTTAACTCTGCGTGTCCAAATTCGATCCCTGCGTCATGGGCTGTCTTGTGACCTTTTTCTTTAACTTCGTCGTGAACGGATTTAGGAACTGAAATATGTGCGCCCCATTTGTAATTTTCTTTGTGGCCCATGTGTCCAAGTTTTTCGTGATGCTCTTTCATCTTATCTGCATGCTTACCAGTTAAGCCCAATGCGTAGACATCGTTTCCGTTACGATCTTTTAAAACCTTAGGTTCAATTCCAACTTCTTTTGGATTTGGAGGATGCATTTCAAGTTTGGAAGCTGCCTTGTGTGCGTCATGTTCTTTATCGGTATCTTTGTCAAAAAACTTGATACTAGCATGATAACCAATCCCGTTATCGTGTCTTTTATCTTGCCCCTTTATCTTTACAGGATGAGCTAGTAGAAATCCTGTAGAAGCCAATTTTTTATAAGCTTCCGGGTTCTCAGCTTTTACGAGAGACGGTTCTTTCAAAGCTTTGAGGAGACTTTTATACATACTCATGTATTAATACTCACCAATTACATAAGATTTAGCAAAAATCATTTTAATCTTCGAAATAAGTTCGTCACGATTTCTTACAAGTTCTTCAATACGAAGCTGAAATCTTCTAGGTCCTAGGGTTGAGGAAGATTGAGAAATTCCATCTTGACTTTGCGATTGAGAAGTTGCGAAAAATAAAACTGCAATTTCCGAAAGAATTGAAATAGCAGCATTTGTTCCAATCAGCTGGTTTACTATAATTGGAACCTGTCCTTCTATATTTGACAAGCCAGATGAATAAGTTACCTGCCAATAAGAAGGAACCTGAGTTGTCGCTCCGGAAGCACCCCAAATTGCTAGAAACGCGACGCCTGCGCCCTGATTGGTTGCGGTTATAGGCGTACCGCTCGCATTGGAGGCACCGAAAGCTGCAAGTAATGGAATTACATTTAATTGTCCAATTGAAGCATTTGCCATGTCTACCCACATCGAGGGGACTTGAAAAATTACTTCGTCGTTAGAAGCCACAATAGAAAGATCTTCTAAGCTTATGATGGGAGAATGTCTTGGTTTTAAATGGATGAAGCTTTTGTATAAACTCCAATCGAACGGGAGCTTATCTTTAAACTCTTCACGAGTTACGGTTGTTCCAAGCTGAGCTTCCGTCTCATTCATTGCCATCATGATGCGATCTTTTAAAATGGCATCGGTAAGCTTTTCACCATTTGGGAAAGTTAGAGGAATGCCCAACAAAAATCTGCTTTTAAAAAGTTCTGGAGTAAGAAACGGCTCAATACGTCTAAGAAGACCCGAGGTCTGTGTGGCATGAACCGGATACATTGCTGTTTGAAACGTCCTGCTGTTAGTATAAATTGCCATATTACGCTGCCATTTCTTTACTGTAATTTAAAAATTCTAAACATTTATCGATGCAAGCCTGTTTATTTTTAATCCAGTCTTCCTCTTTGATGTGAATTACCTTAATATTTTTACTTTTGAACCAACTATCTTTTAGCTCATGATAGATCTTTAAATCTTCTTCTGGCCACCATGGTCTCGATCTTTTCATGCCAAGAATAGAGTGATGATATGTTCCGTCAAATTCGATTCCTAATCTTAGTTCTGGAATGTAGATATCAAGATCGAAACCTTTTATATATGGCTTTCCTTCGATTTTAACTTTACTATCTCTTAATTTCTGTGTTTTAGGATAAATAGCTTTTATTGAATCAAAAAGATTTTTTTCTGGAAGAGAAATACCACAAGAAAGTTTCATGTGTTTACATATTTCATCTAAAATTCTACGTCTCTTTGCGGCTCCATAAGCAGCGCTGTGGTTTTTATAGAAATCGCCTCTAGTGTTATAATTTAATGCTTCTTTTTGTAATTCTTCATGTGTCCAATCTGCCCTAATCAGTGCGGTCATATGGGAACAAATTTCGTTTAAAATTTTCTTTTTTTGTGCAGTAAAATAAGCACTTCTATTATTTTTCAAAAAATCTTTTTTTGTTTGATATTTCAAAGCTTCAGCTTGTAATTTTTGATCTGACCATTTGAAAGTTGGGTTGTTTTCTCCGGACATATTCACGTGTTTGGGCATGTGAGAACAAATCTGATCTAGTATGCCTCTATCGTAGGCAGCTCTATAGAGTTTAATATTCAAACGTTGAAATTCTCCACGGCTCTTATATTTAAGAGCTTCTTCTTGGATAATTTCAAAAGTATATTTCGTTCTACTCATAATCTTATTATAACCTATAACTTATTGAAAAGTCAACTTATTTAAAAGAAAAACGTATTATCAGGCAAAGTTCCATCTGAGCCCGAGCCATTATAGTTTACAGCTATCATTTGTTCTACACGGAATGAGCTAATATTGTTTCCTTCAAATAACTGGAACTGTACAGCGCCAGTTTGTGGTGTAATTGTTGAAGGAATCGACACGCTCCAAATTGAAGCATCACCGCATGTAGAGGCTTGAGTCGCAAACATAGTGATAACTTGAGTACAATCGATGGAAGGGAATGTGACCTTAAGACCTACCGGCTGGTTCGAAACCCCAACGCCTGGCAAGTAACGTAGAGGACATTCGCCATTGGCGCAACCGCTATCTAGATTGATAAGCTGGAAATACAAAGTATTAGTATTAGAAGCACTTATGATCCATTGATTAGCGTAGCTAAATGAATTTATACTAGCATAGTTTACAATGGGTTTAGCTGATAGTCTTGCCATTTTGTACCTCTAAATTTAACTTGACGAAAATCCCTCTTTCGAGTAGGATTTATAGTAAAGATTGGTCTTAAAATGGTTGTAAAACCAACGAGATAGGTATGTATATGAAATCTAAGAAGAAAACTAAAAAGCAACCCTCAAAATCAAAAATTGTCAACAAATTTGAGATAAGACTTATCTTTGATAATAAGAAAGCTGCTGGAGAATTTACAAGTTGGTGGTTGGATGGCGGAGGAGATGGTGGAGGAAACTTAGATTGGCACACTTCTTGGAAGGAAAGCGATAATTGGACAAAAAGAATTCCTTCATTCATTAGAATCAAGGGTACCGGTAAGCTTAGAGAAGAATACGAAGAAATAGAGGTAGAAGTAGATGAAAACTAAAAAGAAAGCTAAAAAAGTAAAGTTGCCCAAAAAGGGTGCAGTGTCTAAACTTCGAAAAAAACATTACAAGAGAAATAAAAAGGTTCTTGAAAAAATCAATCTATCTAATCTTATTACACAAAATGCAGATTCTGTGGTTCTTGAAAAAATCAGTCTGTCTAATCTTAATTCTGTGGTTTTTGATCAAGAAACTGTTGATATTTTAAAAAAACAACTCGATCTGCAGTTTATACCCTCTGTTGGTTCTACTTTAAAAGTTCAAGTCGAAGCTGCTCCTCCTGATACAGGTACAGTTAACAATTCTCCCACCTCTTTAGTAGGCGACATCACCTCTTCTTCAGGTGATGAGGATAGTCATATTATTAATAATCCTACTTACGATGAAGTTGAATCTGAAAAAGTTCAAAACGATATGACTAGAAATAATATAATGGCTACAATTGTAGTTTTTGCTTTAATCGGAATCATGTTATACTTAGGAAAATAAATATATGAAATACAATAGAATTATCGCTATAAGTGGTTGGAAACGTTCAGGAAAAGATACGGCTGCTGAATTTTTGATCGAAAAACATGGTTTTACCAGGATTAGCTTTGCAGACCCATTGAAAGACATGGTTGCAGAAGAATATGAAATAGAAAGATCTTGGCTGGACGATCCAGAATACAAGGAAGCGCCTCTTGTAAATTTACCAATTGAGCCTAGAGATGAGTTTACAAAAATGCTCCATACATTCTTGGTTCG